TATGGATTCGACCACTCAAGGTGGGCATAGAGTATTGGTGGTTCCAGATATTCATGCCCCCTTCACAAAATTAAAATATTTAGACTTTTTAAAAGATCTGTATAATAAATATAAATGTAACACAGTAGTATTCATTGGTGATTTAGTTGATATTCATACAATTTCATCACATCCAACAAATACTAGTGCACTCGGAACTATAAGCGAATATAAACAAGCCTTAGATATTGTTTCAAAATATGCTGAAGCTTTTCCAAATGCAAAATATTGCCTTGGAAATCATTGTAAACGTATTATGAAACAAGCAGCAAGCATAGGCATACCCAAGGAATTCTTAAAATCATTCAGAGAATTATATAACTTACCAGATACATGGGAAATATCAGATTCATTTATTATTGATAATGTTCTTTATACTCATGGGACTGAATTCTCAGGAAGAAATGCTTTAACTACTATAAGCAATGCAACACATCACAGCACAGTTGTTGGTCATGCACATTCTAACTTTGGAATAGTTTATACAAATTCTGGATATGATCAGCTTTTTATTTTAGAAGTTGGTTGTTTAATTGATTTGGAAGCTTATGCTTTTGAATATGGAAAATCCAATAAGTTTAAACCAGTATTGGGCGCTGGAGTAGTTTTATCTGATTCAGAAGCTTATGCTATACCATATTTTGAGAATGGAGAAATAAATGAATACGGAACTTAAAATTGCTATAATTATACTACTTTCGATATCTTTTCTTGTACTTCCTTGTATCTTCATAATCGATAAAGAAGAATCAAATGCGAATATGGAAAACAAAATAATCCAGCAGGCGTGCTCAGAAATAAATGTAAATCCCACAGGCAGTAAAATAAAACTAGTTTATAAAGAACCAGTAAAGTGGGCAGAAGGCGATTTATATTTATATATATTAACTACAAAAGAAAATAAATCATATTATGTTGGAGTTCGAAGAGATAAAGATACTATATATTGCGTGGATCTCGAAAAAGAAATATGAGGAAAACTTATTGTATAATGGTTTGTAATGAAAAAAATCCATCATTTTATGATATAAAAGAATTAAAAGAATACTGTAAAGAAAAGTATAATATAGAAGTACCAGATGAATTAAAAGACGGAGTTAATATAATAAATAATGGATTTGCTATATTTGTTTTCAATCCAATAGAAGTTTATGATTTAAAAAGATTGGGAATTGAAAAGCTTGAAGATGGGGAAATACTCAAAATAAACAATTGGGACTGCTTATTCTATGGCGATAAAATATATCGAATAGTAAAATACGGTTCCAGAATTAAAAGTAGTTTTCGAGAATTAAAATTTAGCAAAGAAGAAGATCGAAGAAGAATAAGAATAAATGGAGAGAGATATACTTATCGAAAAATAGAAAAGATGTTAAATAAAATAAAAGAAGAATAGGCAAAAACCTATTCTTCTTTTTATTGTTTTTAAAGTCTTTTTTTGATTTTAGTATATAACTCGTTTTGATAGTCTTTTAGAAAGCTCCAGACATCTTTATAATTATAGTTTCCAGAAATATTTTGGGACACAAAACGATTAATATAGGACACTATATTATTATACATATCTAAATGACCCATTGACATAGATCTATACATTTCTTTCATTAAACTATCAGTGCATTTTTCATAATCATCTGCATAGCCCTCAGCTTCAGTTAAAAGGTGCATAGCTTTCCCAATCATTTTTTTAAAGTGTTCCACTATGCCACCTTTACAATATTAACAGAAACGTCCTCTATTGTTATATCAGCAGCAGAAACACTTTGAAGTGAGAGATTCAAATCTGAATTATTAAATACTCTTGCTATGAAGTTAGTTCCAATTGTTTGAGCAGTTGCCCCGGCTAAAGAATTTAAAGTTGTATAAGGAACTCCATCAATGAGTACATTAATAATAATTGGGTTAGCAGCAGATATTGCATTTAATGATATGGAAATATCATAATATCCGGGGTAATCTATAGAAAGAGTGTTGGTTCCATTATATGTAAATACAGAACCACCACAAGGAGTTGTATTGCAATATCTCCTATTTATAACCCCAAGATTTAAATATCCATTGGTTGGGACAGTTTGATCAACAGTATTAACCGTTTGAATTAATCTTGCCATTTTTCACCTCTTAAATATTTAAACCTTGTGAGCAACCACAGAATGGGCTTGGTCCAGCATTATAAGTATAACCGTTAGGATATCTTACAACACCAGCAAGAGCATTTTGAAGTTCTAAGCTAGCAATTTTTCCTTCGAGAGCACTGATCTTATCTTCAGCAAGTCTATCGAGAACTTTTTGAACATTTGCGGTTGTATTTGCATTTACTCCATCAATTGCTCTTAAAGTTTCGCAGCAACATTGTTGTTGATTAGCAGCTAGACCGGAAATTGCCATTTGCATATCATGAGCTTCATTGAGAATACTCATTGCATTTTGATTTAAAGAACCTGTTAAATCAACTGTTTGGTTACGAATTGCATTATTCAAATCTCTGTTTTCATCTTGAAGTTGATTAAAGGCAGAAGTATAAGTAACATCTTGAGTTGTAGCTCCTTGTCCTCTTCCTCCGAAGCCGTTGCCAGCAAACAAAAGGAAAAGAATTATAATTATAGCCCAAGATCCACCTCCGAATAAACCGTCTCCATCTCTGTTCAAAGCCATGATATCACTTGCAGAAAGTCCGCTATCCATTATTTCCTCCATATTAAAAAATTTTCATTCGTTTTAATATTTTGGATTTTATATTTTAGAATCTTAATCTATTGGCGCCATTATTTGTTTGTTTATTATTTGCTATATTTCTTGCTTGATTTATTTGTTCCTGAGTAAATTGACCAGAAGCGAGAAGTTCATTTAAAACCTGATCTGGCGATTTTCCACTATTCATTAAATTCATAACTTGTTGGTAATATGATGGGTTTTGATTCTTCAATTGTCCCAATAAACCATTAACTAGAATGCTGTTCAGATTTAACATTTTTAAACTCCTCCTCCAGATTATTTAATTTATTCATTATCATATTAAGTATGTCTTCTTGTTTTTGAGGTTCTTTTGGTGAACCTTCAGTATTTATTGGAGAAATACTATATGCTTGTATATATGATTGTCCGTTAATATTCTTTTTGCTCCACATTAATCCTTGTTCCAGATTGGCAAATAAAATCGCTGTTCCATTAGACGGAGCCGGAGTGTTTAATACACTACTATAATCAAGAACATAATAACCCATAAAAGAATCGGGATTATTATAAAGATTTGGAAAATAGTTCACTATTTACCTCCAATAAAATCTCTGAGTTCAGCAGTATCTTCAAAGAAAAATACTAAAAATTTTGGATATTTAATATTTCTTTCAGGACTTTTTATTTCTTTAAATCCATTATCCAATAATTTATCTCTAAGCTTTCTTGAATAAATAATATAATACTTCATAATCCTCCCAATATATATAAAATAAACTAACGAAGCAACTGGTACTCCGTTAGTTTTTTGTTGATAATTTATTGTTTAGATGTATTATTTTTTGTCCCGGCTGTATTCATCAATGAATTTTTTCTACGTTCAACTGCATTTGCTTGAGCCAATTGATCTCTGATATCAAGCTCTTCTTCAATCTCGGCTAATATAATCTTATCAATTAAAATTCCACCAACACTGAATCCAAGGACTATTAATATCATACGAGAATAGAAATCAATACAATCTTTTAAGAATGTTGCGAATATTGCGGTTACAATTATTCCTACGATTGGAAGGAATGCATGACTTATAAAAAGTAAAGTATGTTTAAAGGAACGCATTTTTTGGTTATATGTTCCATCAATATTAAGTATTTTAATTCGTTCTACTTTCTTTTTAAATACTTTAGCAGCACCAGCAACAATTGCCACCACTATTATAACAGTTAAGATTGGTAATTTCCATTTTTCTTGTACTTGTCCAGATGTAAAAGTCATACAAAGAATAGTTATAATTGGAGCGATAAATGCTATTAAAGTATGAACTGCCAACATAGATATATGAAGTTTTTTCAACTTCTTTTGAGGCATTTTATCAATATCTTTTATCATTTTTCCCCCTTATTTTAAAAGGGCTTTCTTAGTGTCTTCAATAGCTTTTGCAATAGCGAGTGTTTCGGCTTCTATAGTTGCATTTTCAACTTCTTCTTTTTCTTTTACTTTCTTAATAACTACGGATTCAACTCTATCCAAAGATGAATCAATTTTCGAAGCAAAAGCTTCTATTTTTTGCTCATATTCTGCTGTTAGTTTTTGAATTGTTTCTTGATTAATTGCTTGTTGTTTTGCTTCTTTTACTTTCAATTTAATATATTTAATAGCAAAAACTAAAAGTGTACCTAAATTAGCAGTCAAAAAACTTAAGAGTGTTGTTAAAATTGCAGTTACTTCTGGACTAGCCAATACTTGTTTAATAGTTTCAGACATTATTCCTCCTCTTTCAAAACTTTTAATTCCAATCTTGTTACTTTCTTTTGAAGTAAATCGAGTGAACTAACTAGAAGATTATCAGTTTTATCTTCAGTAAATTGATATTTTTCTAATTTTTCTTTCAATTTATTATTTTCTTGATGAAGTTTTTCATTATCTTCTAAGATTCTATTAATAATTTCAATAAAACCAATCTTTTCTCCATCTTCCGTTTCTAATTTATAGTTGAATATATCGGTGTTTAAAACACCTCTGCCATTTACGGCTTTCACTTCAACATAATGTTTATTTTTTATTTGCATATTTCCTCCCTTAGTTTTCTATATGCTTAAGCCAATAAAAGGCATTTCTTAAGTCTTCTATATTATTTCTTTCATCTAAGTCAGTTGTACAAACTTCAATACTTCTTGTATTATTTTGATTTGTATTTATAAGAGAATGAATTTCTGTACCACCTTCCAATATTAATTTTATTGTAAAATATATATAATTTGCTCCGGATTCAATAATATCATCGAATGAACCAAAATTAAATTTAAAGCTATAAACACCTCTTGTTTTAACTAAACTTAAATGAGCTCTATGTTTGAAACTATTTTCATATGCCTTTGGTGTTGAATCAGTTATAAAATCATTTCCTTCTCCAGGTAAATTATAATATATAACTGCAGACATAACTTTTGGTAAGTTTCCATTCATATCTTTTATATTTATTGTAAGATCTTGTGCCATGGAAATAGGTGATAATAGCGAATTAGAAAATACCAATGAACCAGAATTCAAAACAAAATTTATATCTTCTATAACTTGACTTTCATTTAAACCATGTTCTAATGCATTAGCAACTTTCCAAAAGCTATCTATATCTAAAGAATAATCTTCTCCCATAGCCATTCTACTTATATAAATATTTGATAGACTATGATTTGAAACTACATCTGAGGATTCAACAGTTTTATGGAATAAGAAAGTAGCTCCATTATCATCATTATTTCTATTATAATTTAGAAAAACATTCTTATCCATAGTTTTTGATAAAGGAAGCTCATATAAAATTGAACTGCTGTTTATTCTACTTACTGGAAGCATATGATATATTGAACCCCCAGATGTTTCTATATATGGGTTTGAATCATTTGTCCCAATATATTTTAGAAAAAATGGAGAATAGTTTTTCAATATTCTAAAATAAAATGGGTTACTTAAATTACTTATATTAGAATCCAGAACAATCGAATCATTATTTAAATCATAATAATTTGAGGAATTTGAAGAAATATCAAAGTTTTCCCTTTCACTAACTAAAGATGATAATTCAATAAATAATTTATCGAGATTCCTCACATTACCTCCTTATTCTTCTTCAGTTGGAATAGGTTCATCTAATTCACTATAAGAAAATCTTAAAGGAAGAACATCAACTGCTTCTTCATATTTTTCACCAGTATCATTTTGAAGTATATAATTTCCTATATCACTATAAGTTTTTATTAAATTATTTCCAATTAATTCTTGTTTAATCATATAACCTCCTTAGGGTTTTGCCTGTATTCTGGATGCATAAACCAACCAGTTGGAATAGGTTCATCTAATTCACTATAAGAAAATCTTAAAGGAGGAATATCAATTGCTTCTTCATATTTTTCACCAGTATCATTTTGAAGTATATAGTTGCCTTTATCACTATAAGTTTTTATAAAATAATCTCCAATTAATTTGTGTTTAATCATATAACCTCCTTATGGTTTTGCTTGTATTCTTGATGAATAAACTGACCAGTTTGTAGTACCTTTATAAGCATCTACAAGATCAGCTGGAACATATATTGTACAGTTATTTGTATTTGCTAGTGCGTTTGCAGAAGTTAATTTTGGAACATTTAATGCATTAATTGTTATGCTGCTTAGATTACTACAACCATTAAATACATTGTTGGAAATATTGGATAATCTTTCATTAGCAAGTGTCAATGAGCTTATTTTGCTGCAACCACCCATAAAATAACTATCAAAATTTACAAAGTTTAAGGTTATATCTCCAGCTAAACTTGAACAGTTTCTAAAAGTAGAAATCTGTCCTGTTGTATCAAGGCTATAAGGTTTCATAGCTACTTTATCAAAAGGAAAACTAACTAATGATGAGCAATTTTGGAAACAGCTTGGACCAATACTTAAAATATAATCTCCGCTATAATTTACAGTTGTTAAACGACTGCAATTTGTAAAAACATTCGCATTAAGGTTAATCTTTCTTGTACTGTGAACTGGCAAATCTACTGTACGGATTGCAGTATTTGCAAAATCATTTCCTGTAAGTATATATAAACCAGATGGATTTTCAAAAGAAACCTGAGAAAAATTTGAGCAATTATAAAATGCATACTGTCCAATGTTAGTTACAGAACTTGGTATATTTATACCTACTAATTTACCATCATTATAAAATGAATAGTCTCCAATCTGTGTTATATTTGAAGGCAATTCTACGCGTGATAGATTGGGACAGCTATGAAATGCATAATTACCAATTTTCGTAGCATTTCCGAAATCACTTGCATTCATAATTTCAACAGTTTTTCCAACAATTTCTCCAGCTTTTCCAGAATCACCACCACCAGAAGGAATGGAATTAATAGCAGCTGGCATATTTAAAAGATTTTTATATTGAGGAACAGTTCCACCTTTATTATTAATTGTGCTATAAACAGATTCTATATTTGTCCTCATAGCATTAATTGTATCTGATATTGCCATTTTATACCCCCGTTCCACTATTTAATGTGGTTAATATTGAATTCAAATTTCCGATTTCTCTATAAACTGCACCAGAAGTTACTGGAGATAATGAGTTTTGTGTTATTGAATCAACAACTGCTCTCGTGTAATGATCAGCTTTTAATTCATATAAACCAAGATTTGGGAAACAATAAACTTCAAAGAATTCAGTTTGATCTGCACCATTATCAGTTATATTTGTTCTTGTAAGAGTAAAATAAACATCAAAACCAGAAATTCCGCCACTTGTTTGAGCTACTACTATATCACCAGTCATAGAAGCACTTTCAACTTCTGAATCAAAAGGATATATAAATTTAGCTCTAACTGGTGAACTTAAATTAATTATCTCATTATATTCTGCTTCTGTTATTGTTTTAGAAATAGTAGAACCAGATGATAAAACGAAATCAAAAGTTCCAAAATCATATACTGAATCCCCAGCACTAGTATTTTCCCATGTGCTTCCGCCATTTCCATCAGCTGTTAAAACTTGACCTTGTCTAGCATTTCCGCTAGAAAATTGTGTAATATTTGTTGGAGTATTTATTAAATCTGAATATTCTCCACTAGTTGCAACATTTGAAAGATTTGCATTTAATGCATAATTTCCCAAAGTTGTATTTATTTCAGATTTAGTATAATAATTGCTTAAACTAGTTTCTAATTTCAATAATGTTGCATTTGAACCAGATATTGAGCTAACCCATCTATCAGGAACATCAGTCTGAACTACAAATATATTATCACCTATTTTTAAATCTGAAACATTAACAGTTACTCCGCTATTATCTACAAATGAACCAGATATAGAAATAGAAGCATTTTGGGAATTGAAACTAGGAGCTGAAGAAGTATTAACAACATAAGACTTTGTTTTTCCACTAGCAACTGCTGCCACAGATTCTATTGCAGTATATACACCACCAGATTCTACTGGATTTCTACTTGCTTGAGTTGGTACAGTATCGAATGTTAGTTTATTTTCTTTTGTTGCTGCAATTAAATCTGTATAACTTTTACTCTCATTAAGTTTTGAAGCAGCATCAGTTTTTGTTTCATATGTGTTTGTTATAATATTATTATTTCCATCCCAATTTGCATATACTTTTGTTACACCGGTTTCAATATTGGATACTCTAGTTGAAAGATTTCCAAAATCTTCAGGGTCAACCCCTTCTTTAATAACATTATAAAGTCCTCCAACAGTAGACCAAAGATTTTCAACATCATTCACAGAATAACTATCGTCTAAAGAATCAGATGTAGTTGATGCATTAATTGTTATAGAACTATTTGCACTTATAACTTGTTTTAAATACATATTTCCATCATAATTTAAACAAGAAACAGAGAAATTAATTCTGCTACTATTTCCGGAAAAGCTAGTTTTTGTTACTGCATATGGAATTGTTATACTATATTTATTTAGTTTATCCGCATTTTCAGTTAAAGCAACTTCAGTATCACTTAAAGTTAGTTCATATTCTCCGTCATATATCATGTGATATATTGGAGAAGTTGTGCCATCTGGTAGTTTAAAAGAAACTCTAACATTATCATAATATCCGATTGTTATTAAATTCAATACAGAATTAGTTGAATTTTGTGTTATTGTTAGACCAGATGTTTTAATTTTATTACCAGCTTGGTTTATATAGATAAATAAATTTTTATTATCCATATTTTATCCTCCTAATATATAAATTATTTCTTAAGTATTTTATCTTTTGCATCTTGAGCCAAATCGAGAAGGTTAGTTAAACGAGTTTCTTGTGCTTCTCTATCTCTGTAAGTATTCATTAATTCATCTGAATATGTAAGAGGTTTATTTTCTTTTTTACACCAATCAATATATAATTTTAATATTCGAATTCTATTTTGAAGTGGTAAAATGAAGTTATTGATAAACATTTGTTTTCCACAAAATAGGCCCCAAACAAAGTTAAAGACAATCATAAATACTCTGAAGACATATTGTATTATAACTGTTATCCATCCATTTGCCATTTCTAGTAATTCATTTGCAGAAGGATTCATAGCGAATAAAGCTACAATAAATGCCCAAAGAAACATTTTAATAATTTTTCTCCCTACTATTTTGAGGAAGTCCTTAGCAGTTTTATTAGAAACACGATATTCAGCGTTATTTATATCACTATTTTTAAGATTGTATGTAAAAACGTGAGGACTAATAATTGGATATCTTATTGAAATATATTCCCAATTTTCCTCAATAAAATTAATATCACTCATTTCTGTTAATCTTTTTCTTCTAATAGCATATTTTTTTGACCATTTACTTGACCATTGAAAATTATCAAAATTTCCGCTCTTAATTGCTTTATTATATTCTAATTTCCAAGCGCTTTTACTTAATTTATCCAGAGTTAACAGCTTTTTATCAGCACGAACTTTAATAAATTTCCTTTTAGTTTCAGGGTTATATATTGTTTCTATATATTCAATAAAAGATTCATATTTGCTTTTTAATAGTTCTCTATAACTTAGAAGAAGATTGGCATACTCATTATCCTTTAATTCCAATTTTTCCATTTTAAAGAAGTATCCAACAAATAGCGCAGCAGTATACATAAGAAACTTTTGGATTACATCTCTCCAATATTCCCATGTTGAAACCTTTGCCCAACTAAATGATAGTTTAACCCAGTCAAAAGCTCCAGACACTATACAAATAACCAGAACTGCTACAATTTCCAGTAATGTATATAATATTGCTTTTTTGTTTTTTTCATTAGGCATTTAACCCCCTATTTGTTTAAAAATGAGAGATAAAGGAATCGCTCCCTTTATCTCTCGCTCTATTAATATAAAACTATATTGTTTTAAATACTAACAGAGCAAAAATCTAATAGTATTAATAATTAATTGTTAAAATTGGACAATATTTTGCCCGTTAATTTGGATTATCTATTTTTCTATCACTCATATTAATGAAAATATTTGGCATAGTGTAAATCTCACCAGGAGCCACATCTATCTTTTGAGAGAATAGAATTGTGTTATCATTCCAAACAAAAACTAGTGAATTATAATTTTTATCTGCAATAACAGAAACAGTTGGCATAAATTTAATTGGTCCATTAGTTGTTTTACTGCTTATAATTCCAATTTCAACTGCATTTCCACTATTTAGTTTTAATTGTTTTGAAACATCTTCCGTAACCAAATATGCTTTTAATTCTATAGATGGTCTGCTTATATCTTCTGAACCCCAATATCTATCTTTATATAAATTCTTAAATATTGCAGGGTGTATTGTTAAATTCTTTTCGAATGTTAACATATGAAGTTGATAAACAAATTTAATTCTTTCTCGATTATCTTTATCCAAATTTATAATATCTGAATAAATAGTATTGGAAAGAGTTCCGGAAGAATCTTGACGTTTAACTTCTGGCCATGTATCCCAAGAAGTAACATCTTTATTATTAAGTGGGCATAATGCTCTTTTTGATGTTTCATCCATATTGAATAATCTCAATTCCATTTTTGGACATTCACCTGCATTATTAACATATCGAACATCTGCTTGTTTTCCTTGTTTCTTATATATTCCATCTAGTTTAATACCAGCAGAGAAGTTATCCTTAAATTCTGCACTGAATGCAATACTATTTCCAAATAAATTCATTGAAACTGGTAAAACCGCAGGATTTATATCGAAAGTATTTCCATAAGAATAATCGAGATATTGCAAAGGCTTTTTATCTTCTTTCAAAGGAGAAACATATAAAGAATCTGGTCTAAATTTTATTATTCCACTATGATAGCTATCATATAAATCATTTTTTAAATTCTCTAATTCTGGACTAAATTCAGTATTTAATCCTGTACCAAGAGATATATAACAATATTTATTAATATTTACACTTCTATCAACGAAATCATTTGCGTATATTCTATAAAGTCTATAAGCAGCATCAATTCCAACTCTATCATTTATTTTATTGAAATTCTTACTAAATGAAACTGTTGCAGATGAATAGTTATTATTATATACATATCGTATAATATCAGCATAATAAGAATATCCATTATAATTCTTTATATCACCCAATTTTGGAAGGTCAAACATTTCTTCAGAATTTAATAAATATGTTTTTTCTATTGAATTATTTCCCAATCTGGAAACTTGATTTTGAGCTGATTTTCCAAAATGTTCTGCAGAAATAATATTATCTTCCTGGTTGAGAGTTTTATAGTTATAATTTTTCAATCCGGTTAAATTTGATTGTTCCGTATATATCTTAGCGTCAGTATATGGAATATATATAACTTTATATTCGAGACTGTTAACAAGGTTATTAATAGTACTTGGAGAAAGTCCAACAATATTGCTGATTATTCTGGAAATAGTATATTCTGTTGGGTCTAATCCCATAGCTGCTTCGAATTCGGTTGCGTTTGGTATTCTTCCTAAACCTTCTATTTTGTTAGTACCAGAAGTATAGTAAATAGATTTTCCTTTTTGTGTGCTAGTATCCGCAAGACTATCAAATATTAATTTTTCTAAACAATAATCACGTAAAGAAACATAACTATTTTTATCTGAAGTATTAAAACCTTTTACTAGAATATCAATTAATCTATAAATTGGTTTATCTACAACAATAGCCATATTATCTTTATTCGCTAGCGGATCAGTTTCTGAACCACTTCTTGGAGTCGTCCATATATCACCAGGTGGGAATATAGCATAATTATTAATATCAACCATATTTGAGATATTTGATATAAAACCAGTGTTATGATTTTCCAATGAAGATCTAGAATTCTCAGCAAACTGTTCGTCATCTATATTTCCAGAATTCAATAGTTTTGGATTTAGAATATCATAAGTTATGCAATTTGGTTGCCATTCGCCATTAACTTCGCAACCCAATCTTGGAATTCCATAAAATTCTTTTCCGATTAAACTGAGAGCTTCATATACTGATTTCTGATTTTCAAATTTTAATTCTGGAGAATTCATTCCACTTATATATGAACGTATACTTGGATCGAGGAAATATTTAGGTTCATCATTTTCTCCAAGCGGCATTAATGTATTTAGAATTTTATCAATAGCTTCTACTAATGTTTTACCTCTTGGTATTGTATCGTTAGGTCCTTCTGAACTTGTGATGATTCTAACATTTTCCCAAATAACTCGATATGGCCTCAAATTAGCTCTGAAGTTTTTATCAATTGGAGGAGTAGAAGTTATTGGTGTGGTAGTTTTATCAGAATCATAAACACCGCTATACATGAAGTTTATATTTGTTAAATAATCTTGAGCTGAAACTGTCGAATAATTATCTTTTAAAATATTTCCAACAGCAGCTTGATCAATAGAAAGTTCCAATATAATATCATAATATCCATCATCTAGATTTTCAATATTCCATTTATGTATTGATGAATCAGTTGTTGTTAAAATATTATATTCTGTATTTGAACCATGTTGTCTGTATTTATATGTTTTTGATATACGTATATTTTCATCTTTTAAAGAATTATATATATTGGTTTCTGATTGTTGAAAAAAGAGAGTGCTATATACATAAATATTTTCTATATCAAAAGAATCAGCTAATTCAACGGGGAGATTTATTTCCTTAATTTCTCGTTTATCATAGAATTGATTTATATTTCCAGTTAATTTTTGATTCTTTAATCCAGTTGTATATTTATTTTTTGTACCAATTGGAATACGTCTTTGAGACCATCCAATTTTCTTTCTTAATTGGTTTGTTTCAGATCCCCATATAGTTAGTTCATTATTTTCACCGTATTTTGGTTTAATTGAAACATCAGGAACTTTTTGATTTACTGCGATAGTATATTCCATTGGTTGTGTTATTGATATATCCGGAAGGAATTCACACTCCAATAGTTTAGTTCTTTCTATTAATGAGAGATGATGTTTATATTTAGAAATATTTCCAATTGGAACCTCTTCGACATCATCTTCAGATATAATCATATATAGAGGAAATCCATTTTTATTAGTATAACTTCCACTATCACTTTCATAATCTCCGATGGATATTTTAATCTCAGTATATGCTTCAAAAGGTTCTTTATTATCAATTGCAGCAAGTGTTACTGAAGCAATATCCATTGTTTCATCAAGTGTTTTTGTTATTTCAAAAGGAAGTATTATATCATATCCAATATCATTTATATAAACTTTATATTCTTCAGTTGGAAGTTGGTTTACACTTATTGTATTTGAAGGATATGAATCTAAATATTTGGCTGGATTATCTGATTTTGCAATCATATAAATATTATTATATCCAGATGGCAGTTCTAAATCAGTTGAATAGGTTTGAGAACCAGTTCTTCTAACTGTTTTTATTAAAGTTCCATCGCCTTTATAGAATTCATAATAATCTGCATTAAGAATATATTGACAAGTTATAGTTGTTATTTTATCAGTTGTTGAACTATTTATAGTTGGTGTTTTTAATCTTTCTATTATAAATGTAACATTATTTGAAAGACTAGAATCCGTTATATTTGGATCTTCTGAACATGCTTTTATTCTAATATTAAAAGTTCTTGGTTCATTTGATCTCAATATATAAACTGATGAAGTTGGACTCATTCTGCTTATTGGTTCAGTTGGATTTTGTGTTGAGCCATAATCCCATACTTCAAAATATTCCACATTAGTCATTAAATCAAAATTATCTATTGTTATAATATTATTTGATAATGATATTATTGGAGTTCTAAGTACACCCCAGCTTGTTATTATTGAATTATCAGAATCGTTATATTTTGGATTTGGATATGCACTTTGTGAAACATTTGTTGCTTTAATATAAGCAGTAAAGTCTAAAATTCCCTGAGTAACTAAATCGGCGACAGCACTTGTAAAATCATAATTATTTGAAGCAACAGTATCAATTAAAACATCATTTAAATATATTTTATATCTATCAGCATTATTTACCGGATCCCAAGTCATATAATTATCATCTGCAACAAAAGAAGTTATAACTGGTGTTCCTAGTTTATAGGCATTATAAACCTCTCGATTTGATTGTTCAGAATTTCTATATAAGAATGGTGCTTCATCATTTATTGCATCTACATATAAAGTATAAGTACCGTTTCTAGAATAATCCAGGTTTATTGTATTTCCTTGAGTTGGTCTATCTGCTTCCAATATTGTTTTTGTTACTATATCTGTTTCAGCATCATTTAGTGTTCCATATAATCTATATTTATTTGCGTTAGAAACAGAATTCCAATAATATTGTGCTGTATTAGCAGATAAAGTTGATAAAACTGGTGCGTTTAATTTAGTTATAGTAAATGATTCAGTTGGAAGAGAGAGGGCAGAAGAATATTCCTGCCCATTCAATACAGCAACTACTTTAATTTTAATGGTGTATGTAGTATTAAAATTAAAGACATTAGCGTCTTGATCTCCCTTTAAATCTCTTGTATTTTCTCCAGTTATTTCACTTCTAGCAAATTCAACATAATTTACTGAATCTGTGCTTTTATAAAAAACTATATATTGAGCTTCTGGATCTAAGTTTCCCCAACCAATTATACCAAAATTTTTGTTGAAACTTATGGTTGGCGTTAATAGAGTTCCAACTGCTAAATATTCACTTGGAATCTCACTTTCTATATAACGAGGATTTCTATATTTGGTTATCTCTTTATTTAAAGCCATATATACCCCCTTAATTTCTTTCTTCGCTTACATTAAGTGCTAAACAATAAAAGCTATGGAATCCATTTTCAATTTCTGGATAATAATAAGAAGTTTTATTGTCATGTATAGTTTGAATTAAAATATCGTCTCCTTGTATTGGATGCTCATGTATTTGATAAGTATTTGCATTTAATGAAGCATTCCAAGAAAATGTTGTGTTATCTGGGTCCCAATCAAAATTCTCAACATTTGCAGGTCTTTTTATCTCATAGTTTATAAGTGCTGGAGATGAACCACCAATATACCAAGAATCATAAGAAGCTGCTCTAACACGAATTCTATAATTAGTAGGAAGAGGATGATTCATATTATATATAATATTTGTGTCAGGAATAAAGAGCCCTGGTCTTATACTTGAATTTTCTGGTTGAAGAACTGTTGATGGACTTCCAACTGTGGCGCCGTTGTTTCCTATTGCATCAATATAATAAAAAACATCATTACGATCAACTGATACATTGTCAGTATCTTCAGTTATCTGATCCCAAACGAGTCGAGATTCATATTTCTTTGAATATTGATCACTTTCGCTTCCTGCAATAGATCCACTTATTTCAATAAATGTTTTACTGATCATATCATATAATCCAATAGCATTATCAGATACTCTTTTAGCAGGAAAATAGTTTTTCTTTAAATCAGTATTCTCATATATCATCAGGTGTTCCAATTTAATTGAACCGGTTGATGCCAGAATATTTCCATTATAGTTATAAGCTCCAATATAAATTGGTTGAGTTGAAGTAAATGTTAATAATTCATCAAAACTATAACTATCAGTTGGATATATACCCGTTGTTGTATTTCTATATTCTACTGAAATATTTCGTCCATGATAAATATCTGAACGTTTACTGTTTGCTATAAATCCACTTGATATTGTATGAGATGCGTTTCCAAAATTAAATAAAAGAGATCCTCCAATATTTTGAGTTAAGCCATAATTTGAACCTGCGTCAGTACAACCGAGAAGATAAGAAGATTCTGATATATTCTCGAATTTAAAGCTTCCTTCTACTATTGTATTTTGAGTTGGTTTATAATCAGTATTAAAATAATTCTTATTTAAATTTATATCATTTAGTAAAATATAATCATCTGGAAGAATTCTCCCCTCAGGATCAGTTAAAGTGTTTGCCCATTGAGGTGTTGGAGTTTTCAAAGATCCAATTGTATATTCCAGAGTATTACTATTATTGGAATCATATGCAGGATTATTTGGATAGTGTAATTTTCCATAAATATGATGGACACCATTATATCCATAATTTCCTCTGTTAAGAATTGGAATGGATTTAGTGTTTACTCTACCTTCTGGATCTTCCACTGGAGAAAGATTTCCTAATTTATCATAGAAATAATATTCAACACTATTAAATGATGATTGTGATAATGTAAATACTTTTTCAATGACACCATTTTGGGCTACACCGTTTTTTGTTATTGGAATGCGATTTCCATTATCATCTGTAATATATTCCCAACCTTCATTTGTTTGATCCACTAAATATAACGGTCCAATGACATCATTAGATGTTAAAGTTGGTGCCTCTAATTTTTTCAAATTTTGCCAGCTTCTTGTGCTAATAAGAGGGCTATAAGTAGAATTATATTCAGAAGCATATGGATTATTTGGATTTTTATATATTACTTTCAATCTCAATTTATAAAATGCCGGAGCTAAATTTCCAATTTTAATGGTATTTACTTCTCCAACAGTTGTTCCAAGAGGGTTATTTAAATCTGTTGAATCATATATTTCATATCCTATATCTGAAGCGTCTCCTGGATAATCTGTATAATTCCAACTTGCAGTTATTTCATCAACATCGCTTCTAGTTGTTGATGGACCATTTGGAATTTTTAATCCTAATAAATTTATACTATAAACATCATTAGAGGGATTAACAAAATTATTTGTGAGTCCTCTTATAAAAACATTCTTTACAGTTTTTGAGTTATTTTCTATAATAAACTTATTAATTTCACTTATATCAACTTCAGTCCAAACAGTTGGTGTTGGAAGCGAAGAATCAGATGAAGTAACATATTCTAATTTAGTGCAGTATTTTTTATCATCAATTTTTACATATATTGTATCCAATCTCTTTTTAAATTCACTAAAATCAGTATTAATTACTGAAGTATTTGATCTAAGAGTATATAATGAAATTATTGGATTTTCTGAATAATTAATTTGTGTAATATTTCTTGTATCTGAAGTTTCGAATACTCTCCAAACTGCTGAATCTGCAAAAGCCAATTGTGTTTCTTCGCTTACACTATTTGGATTTCCCCATGATACTTCTGTAGAATTTACTTTTATTCCTTTATTATAATATCTTTCATAACAATAATAACTATGTAAACCATAATATTCAGAATTTTCTAAAGGAATATTAACAGTTGCTGAAGTGGATGTTATTGTTTTCCAAGCTCCATTATCAATTCTATAATAAAAAATATGATTTGGAATAGATGTCACAGAACTTTGAATTCTTAATTGTTTTGAATCAACAGAAATCACTGGAGTTAATATCTTTTCTTTTTCTATTCTGATTTTACTACCACATAGAACGTTTGTTCTTAGTTTTTCATTAATTGCAAATCTAGGTGGTCTATCTTCATTAATAGCTACATAATTATAAGACTCATTATCTAAATCGACGGTATATAAAGGAGAAATATTATCTGTATAACCTCTTACTTTAGAAAAATAATCTGAATAATCGCTATCATTTGTTAATTCTTGATTTGCAATTTTTTCAGGATTTCCAAAATATAAATCTTTTCCGATATCACTAGAACCAATAATACTTGTTAAATTATCAAAATTTCCGTCTAATGTAGATGATATAGAAATATCTACTCTTTTTAATCCACCAATATCATAAAGTCCTGTTGGAAAATATGAAGAGTTTATATCTTGATATGTATTATTTCCGGCAGTTTTATCTAAAGTAAAGGTTGCATTATTTCCATCATAACTTATTGAACCAAGGTTTGATAAACCAGAAAGAAATAAGAATTCGAACTGTGTTATTCTATGAGTTATAAGAAAAGTATAGTCTGATGTTGTGTATCCAACATATGATTGAGTAAAACATCTTAATTTATTTATATTAAAAGAATTAAATTCTTTAGAACGAAATCTTGGAATAATATCTTTTCCTATATTCCAATTTCCATCTAAACCTGCATTTCCATTAATATCTGTTATTGGAGTATATGCTCTTATATAATCAAGATTATCAATATCTCCAGCTTTCTCCATATTTGATATATTGCTAGAAAATTCTGATCCTTCAAATAAATGCACGTACTTAAATTTACGACCATCAGAAAAAACACTAGGTAGTTGATGACCGCCGCTGATCAGCTGTTAAAAAATAATCGCCATCGCGTTTTGCTGGATATATATCAAATGAACTAATAAGGCGATCCCTGCTAGCAGAACTATATAAATAATAAAGAGGTTCTATTTTGGTGTCATATATATTTTTAATATTAATAGTTGCCATTTTACCTCCTATTTCTATCAGATGCTAGAAGCCCGAGCCTTTCAAAAGATCTATTTTCTGAAATTCTTTCAATATCTCTTTTTCTATTGTATTCTTCATTATTTTTAATTATATCAACAACTCTTCCAACTACTGAAGAAACTGCACCAATTGCGGCTCCAACTGCAGCACCAATTGGACCAAGTGTTGCGCCAGCAATGGCTCCACCAGCAGTACTAGTAACAAATGATAAACCAGCACTTGTTATAGTCATCATATTATTTATTTCATTTTGACGAGCAGAATCTCCATATCTAGAACCGTATGTTGATAATTTATAGGTTGTATAATTCGTAGCAGAAGAGACAACTTGTTTTCCAAGTGAAATTAAACCAACTGTTTTTGCTGCTTTAATTATTCCAGTATTATCACTTTTTTCTGCAGCACTAGATCCAGAGTTTACATTAGTAACATTATTTAATTTTTCTTTTGCTCTGCTTGTATCAGAAGGAATATTTTGTAAGTCAATATGAAGCGTAAAATCATTTGCCATTTTTTCCTCCTATATTGTTTTGTAAAATACTATACTCCAAGAAGCAATCTTACCAAAATCTAAATCAAAATTGCTTTGTTTAATAAAGAAGTTTTCATTAATTAAATTTACATTATCTTCAACTCTTTTAAGAGTTATTAAAATTGGAATATTGAAGAGAGTATTTTGAGCACAATCAGTTAATAAACTCCTTAATATATTTGAACTAACAAATAATCCAGAAACTTCTATTTGAAAAGCAGATGAGTTCATTATAAATTTATTTTCAGCTCTTTTCTTCAAATCACTATTTAATTCATTATTTCTAAATAATCTTATTTTATTGAATTTAACTTCTTCGCCATTTAACTCAAGTGTATATTGATTTGATAATACTGCATCTGGAAGAACTATAATATCAATCTTTAATGAGATTGTAAATTTTTCATATCCATGAGCATCAAATGTGTCAGAATATTGAGGTAAATCTTCTATTGAAATTTGTATTGTTGAATTACCAAGAGAACCTAGATATGATTTATATTCGGTACTTATAGTTGTAAAAAGGTTTGTTAAATCTTCTCTCTGGCTTTCTAAAGCTAAAACCTCAATTCCAACTATTTGAAGATAAGTATCTATTGAAACAGTGCCATCTTGCACTCCTCCAGCGTTCATAATATTAACCAATACTCGTCTATCTTCTTTTTCATCTTCACTATAATTTATATTATCCAAATCTTTTAAATATTCTCCTGTATTCTTATAAAATACAAAATCAAAATCTTCAAATTGTTTTGGTTCTTCACCTTCAACAAGTTCTTCTTCATTATATCTTTCAGTTTCCAATAGAATATCTCTTTTATATCTGAGTATCATATCAGAAAAATAATTATAAAAATCATCAAAAGGTAATATCTTCACTATAACCCCCTATTCTAAAGTTCCCCCCAGGTCTCTAGCTACAGCATCAAGGAACTCTCTAACTGATTTTTTCCAATACCCATATGTTCTATAACCTGGTTTATCTATATAAGCGGCATATGGAGAAACCGATAGATCAATATATATATCAAATTTTCCATCACCGTAAATCTCGAATTTTAAATGATCGGTACGCCAATCTCCCCGATTTATAAGGAAGAGTTTTTTGCATAATATAATAATTTTTGTAAACAGAGGCTCTCAAAGCTTCTTTAAATTCTTCCAAAGTCATCAGAGCCTCCATTATTATTTTCTTAAAATTAAATACTTATTTGGTTTCATATTTTTTCTAAATATTCCATCAGCATTTTCTTGTTCCTCGGAATATAAAGCACTTATACTATATTGCTTATTATTGATTAAAACCTTTGTTCTAAGGTCAAATTTATATGATGATTTAGTTTCTATAACAAAACTCTCATCTTGGAATATAACACCTTTTAAATATGTATTTTCAGTTATATCAGTTCGAGAAAGTTTTCTATATTTAAAAGGTATTTTCTCATTATTTTCAAATTTTATATAACCCAATCTATATTTCTTTGCAGATTCATCCTTATCATTTGAAAAGATATTTAACATTAATATTCAATGCCTCTTTTTTCTTTCCAATTTTGATCGAGAATTATATATTTTCCTCTAAATAGAATTCCACTTGTTCTTAATATATTTTGAACTGATGGAGGTAATTCTAAATCTGCAATTGTTTTTCCTGAAAATAATAAATTGGGTTCTTTATTATTTAGAAGAAGTGAGTAAACATATTCTTCCATAGCATCTTTAATTGTTTCTCTATATTTTTCATTTGCAATTATATATTCAGTTTTATCCCTTTCAGAAGCCCAGCTATAAATATATGTATAAATAATCTTTGAACACCTATCCAAGAATAATTCTGGCACTCTTTCTGGATCTGAAGAATCATCTGTATCAAGTGTTTGAGCTAAATTTATACTATAATCTTTTTCCAAAGCTTCTGGGGTTAGAATATAACGATGTTTATTTAAATCATATATCATATATTCATCATTTATATACATATCCACCCCTTAAATACTTTTCTTTAATATATCTTTAAAATATTCCTCTAAATCAGAATATTGTGTTTTTTCTAGTTCCTCTATTTTATCAGTTGTAATAAGATAAGGAACTCTTAAATAATCTTTTAGTTGGTCTAAATATGAATATGCCTTTTCTTCTTCTGTTAATTGGTTATAAATATTAAAATTATCTACAAACATATGTAAGAGCATATTCGTAAATTCCTTTTTATTATTCTCATTATCCCAATCACTATATAATAGAAAATAACAATAAGTTAAGGTTTTAAATAATTTTTTATCCAATTCTTCATAATTTTCTTTATGTTTTTTACAGAAATCAAAACTCTTTATACTAGCATCAATATGAGATAATCTTATTTTATCTTGGGAATATTTTTTAGTTAAAGAAGATTTATTATTATATGTTTTGTAAAAATAACAATCATAAGGAATAAAATATCTCTTTATATCTTTCACTGTCATCATAGTACAAAAAGCAACATCTTCAGATAATCTAACATCTTCTAAAAAATGAATATCATACTTTTTTAGAAATTCCCTTTTAAATAATTTTGAATGAAGCCAAGTATTCTTTGACATAGTATTTCTTTCTACTTTTAAATTCATACTATCAATTGATTCAAGAGTTTCATATATAAAATCAGCTTCTATTAAATCAGCGTCTGGATGATCTCTCATAACTTTTAAATAATTATATAAGGAAATAACGGATGAAAAACCATCATCAACATCAATAAACATTATATAATCAGAATTTGTGTTATCTATACCATATTGACGAGCTAATCCGGGACCAACATTCTTTTCTAAATTCAATTGTCTAATATATAAAGGACTGAATGATTTTAAATATTTACTTGGAAATTTATATGATTCTGGTCCATCGTTTACAATAACAACTTCTATATCATTAAAATCTATATCTTGTTGTAGTGAAATCATTTTTAAATTAAAATCTATAATATTTTCTTTTTCCTTATAATGTGGGATAATTATTGATATTTTCTTCATATAAACTCCAAATAAAAAAAGAGATAGGGGATTAACCCTACCCCTTTTTTGAAAGATTACGCTGTGATAAACTCGATTAATTCTGGATCACAAACTTCGAATCCATAACCAATCTCACCAGCAATGATTGTTCCGTTTGGATAACCTGCAGCAGTTCCATCAGCAAGAACGAGTGTATTAACGTTTTGAGGGGAACCCAATGCATCACTATGAACCAAGATTGCTTCATATGTTGAGCTGAGATCAGGTACTTCAATAACTGCCATGCCATCAAAATAACCAATCAATGCTTCAGATTGACCGGGAGTGAATTCTTTATAAGCAAGTAAGTTTGCAGTCTTCATATCAGCAACAAGAGCAGAACCCATAAAGATTGCTGTTGGTTTAAGATTTCTTGCTTTATTCTTTTGAATGAAGTCTTTCTTTGCTTGGAAGAGAACACCAGCGACTGCAGAAACATTGCTGGTTCCACGTTGATAATTGTAATCAGTAACAATATCTTTGTGTAAAGCAAGAGGAGTTGTTAATGATGCGTCATAAGCTTCATATGCTTCAACTTCTCCAATACCGATTTCATTGAAAAGATTTTGTGCTGTGATTGATTCTTGAACTACTTTATCACCAACAACATCAACTGAAACAGTCTTATAGTTTGCATAAGGAATAACTGCTTTAATTTGAATTGCATTGGTCATATCAATAGTTTTTCTTTCAACACCACTTGAAGTAAAGCTAAGTTGTGCGCCGAGAGCTCCAGTTGTAACTGTTGAAGCTCCACGTTTGTAGTAATAAGCACTTTCACCGTTAGCGGTTACTGAAACGCCTTCATTTGCTGAAACACCAGGAATGAAGTAGTTCTTTGCTTCCAAAGTTTTTAAAATATAATCGAGAGAAACTACATCTCCATTAAAACCGATTGCTGAACGCCATAATAAAATTCTCCTTATAAATAAAAATAAAATAAATAAATAATTTTTTATCCTTTCAACCATTTATATTTATTAGAAAGGAAAGATTGCTCACCATGTTTAATATCGGACTTTTCATTTCCAATTTTAATTGGTTCACTATTTTTTACCCATGCAGGATTTTTATTCAAAATCTCAGTAGCTACAGACTTTAGATCTTGGGTATCAGTAGCTTTTGCCTTTGCCAATGTCAGAAAATCATCTCTATAATCATCAGATATATTTAATTCTTTAATTAATAAATCCTCTTTGAGCCTGTTATTTTCTTTCTTAATATCATCTAATTCTTTTAAAGAATTCTCAATGGTTTGCGATTTAGCTTTGAAGTCATCAACAGATTTAACGTTTAGTTCCTGTAATATTTGAAATTTTGCTTTTGATGCGGATGACTTGAGAGCTTTCTCATACTCTTCTTTAGTCGGAGCCTTCCATTCATTTTCCTCAATTGTTTTTTCCTCTTTGTTTTCAGAGCTGGATAAGGCTTCTTTCTCTGTTGGTTCCTGAATAGTGGTTTCTAGAACTTGTTCATTCTCCATAAATAATCCTCCTAATTAGTTTTAAGGCTTTTAAAAGATCGGCCTATATTTTAATAATTAATTGTTACGAGATGTCACTTTTTTGCCCGTTTTTATCATTTTTTCAATTCTTTGTCTATAATATCCTCTTCATCAGGGAATCTTCCTTCAATGTTTGCTATCATTATATTAATTTCAGTTTCATCTTTATCAGGATACAATGATGTTAAAGCGGTTTCTAAATCAATTAAATTATTTTGAATAGCAACTGAATATGTTTGAACTTTTTGATCATATGTTGGAGCTTCATATTCTGGAATTTCAATATTAAATAATTCAACATCAAAATCATCTATATATACTTTTTCTCCAATATATGTTAAACTTGAAAGAGAAAGTAAGAAAGAAGTTAATTCCTTCAAAGTTTTTTTCCATCTCTTAATTTTTTCTGATCTAGTTCTTAAAGAAGTTCTTTCTCTGATATTTAAAGCCAAAGCAGAAGAATTTGCACCAGATATATCTAATCCCAATGTTGCAGGAGATAATCCAACTGTCATTAAAGCATTTAAAAGAACATTATTAAATGCAGATTGATATCCTTGTATTGAATTACCAATATCAACTATATCTCTGGATACTTTTTGTTCCGTTCCTTCTGGATTAGAATCATATAAAATAATATTATCATTATCATAATCATTTGGAATAATATTTTTTCCAGATTTGGGATCTTGATAAAGAGTATTCTCTGGTAAATAAGTCTTAATTTTTGATTTTCTGATATAGTTAATCATATTAGAATATATTTCATCAAGAGCTGCAAAATCATCTGTTAAATTATGATAATCTGATAAAGCGTTATTTCTATTCTCTTTATAAACAGCCATTATTTTATTATATGGCCTTCCATCATTTGAATAGAATTTGAGTGGTTTTAAATCTGAAGTCTCATCTAATATTTCCAAAGATTTTTCAGTTTTCTTATTTCCATTTAAACTAAATAATTTATAATCAATATATCCCTTACCACATATAGTACAAAGAACATAATCGATTCCATTTTTCTCATAATAATCTTTAAAAATTATTTCAGTTAATCTATCATATTTCTTTATTACTTCTATGTCTTCTTTTGGATAAGGAATAAGAATTGGATATTGAGAAAATTCCGGGTCAATAATTGGTTTAAATGCAACTGCACCGGAATATGATTCTAATTCAGCACCCTTTTGAAATAATTCAATTCCGCCATTTTCTTGATATATTTCATCAATTAATTTATCTAGTTTCTCATTATTAGATGTTATTTTTGGTTCTTCTTCAAATATTAATGACACCATCGCTTTAGTTATCATATTAGCAAGCGGATAATGCATAACTGGAAGGTTATTTAAATCACATCTATAAAAATAGTTTGTTGGAACTATCATATTTTTAGGTCTATGCGTTTTAAACCATCTTAATAATTCTGCACTATCAGCTTTATAGAAGATTTTATTTCTTTTTTTCTCATAATCTTCATCTATAGATATAGTCATTAATGGATCAATATTTAAATTTCTATCTTCAAGGGCCTTTTCTATTCTATTATCCACCCAACGCGTGAAAATATTATTAGCCATTTCCGACCTCCCTTATGTTTTTCATATTATCTATTTTTTCTTGTATTAATTTCTTTTTTAACTTTTCTTCTTCTTTTAATTTTTTAGCTTCTTCTTTTTTAGCTTCATATTCCGCTCGAATTTGCTCCATAAATACAGCTGCCATTAATAAGGATATTCCAGCAGTATTTCCAGATTCATTAAATTTTCTCTTTTGTAAATTCTTCATTTCATTAAATAAAGTTATATAATAATGATACATACATATAGATAACCAATTAAATCTTGAAGCGTGTTCTGCGATATATTTTACATAATATTCCTTTACTTTAACGCCCTTTCTAATTTGGCCTATAACTCTATTTTTATCGAAGAAAATCTTTATTCTATAAGTATCCAATTGAATCTGTCTCATTGATTTTCTAGTTATTCCAGTATCATAAGGAACGAATTCTTTAGCTTTCATAAATGCTTTATTTAATATATTTTTAATTCCTTTAAAATTCAGATCTATATCGAATAATTCCTTTAAATTAACTATCCAAAAAACCTCTTCATCAGATTGAGAATTATTCCAAGAAGTTGCTTTTATTTGGGGATCTTTTGATGATTCAAAATACCTTCTATTTTCTCTAGTATTATCCATTTATCCCCCTTATTCAGATATAAATACATTTAATTCTTTGGCATAATGGGAAAATGCATATTCACAACAATCTATTCCATCTAAGTGTCCAAGAGAATTATATTGTTTCAATCTTTCAAATTTACCGTGTTTTTCTATTTTATCTAAATCATAAACAGCATTTTTAAAATCTTCTATAATTTCCTTACATTCATTATAGAATCTTAATTTTCCTGTATATAATAAATTTAAACCCGCTTTTATTCTGGATTCTATATCTTTCTTAATAACATATTTGATGTTATGAGTTTCAATATTCTGTTCCTTAAAAGCGTTTAAAACGTTTCTATAAAATTCAATATCTATGTCTATATATATTCTACTAGGAAATTTATTCATTAATTCAATACATTCTTTTACAAATGAAGCTAAATCTCTGGCAGTATCAATATATAATTTTACTCCTGCATTGGATTTATCTTTATTTATATAGTAATATCTCTTTAATAAATCCAGATTATATTGTTTCTTTTGGAAATCATATTTTAATCCAAATAAACCGAATACTGATGCAGATATAGATTCACCCTGATCACATACTACTATATAATCACGATATTCTGAAGGATTAAAATCTTCTATAATATTATAATCATATATAGTATAAATTTGAGATTCTGGATTACATCTTTTTCCTTCAATATATCTTTTATACCATATAGAATCTTTTGGATAACGGTTTTTTACTTCTTCTACTTTTTCAGGTCTTAAAGCAGGATTATCTTCTAAAACCCAATGAGTATAATATACTAAGGATTTTTTTTCTAAATCATCTAAAAGGCTATATATAGGATGATTTGGAATATTTGGATTTTGAGTTACTACTATATGAGGATTTTCTACTGCAACTATTCTTTGTTGAATTTCTTGAATTGATTCTTCGCATGCTCTATCAATTTCATCTACAATAAAACCGGAAACATGCCATCCATGCCAAGCGTTATTTGCAGTTTTAGTAGAAGTTCCGAATGCTACTAAATATTTAACTCCAGTTTTGGTATATATTCTTAATGCATCTGCTCCACCCATATATTGACAGGGTTCACATCTATTTCCAAAATAAGCACTTACCCCATAACCACCACAATTGAATATATTATTTTTTGCAGAAGTTACTGTATATCCAAGTGCTAGAAATAAATTCTCATCTTCACTGGAATTCTCGATTATCATTGATATGGCTAAAGCGGCAGTAACAGATTTTCCAACTTGAACTGAACCTTCTAACCATGTCCATAAATATTTTTGGGCATTCATAATAGTATTCGCCATTTTATTGGTTATCTTAATTGTTTTTGCATAATTACTATTTTGAACTGTTTGTTTCATTATTTAAAGCTCCAGTTATTTTATCCAATACTTCTTTAGAATTCTTTATTGATTCAGCAATTGAATTATCATTCTCATATTGTCTATTCTTCCATCTTTCAGGATATTGAGTTAAGAAGAAAACATAATCTGCTGTAGAAGGTACTAATGTTTCTTCTATAACTTCTTTGGATTCTAATATCTCTTTTCCATTCTCATCATATATATACTTGAATTTCTTTTTAGTTACGGTTGCCTTTCCTAATACTCTTTTATAAAAATTATTTTCTACTAGAGTTAATATTCCATCTCTTCCAGTATTTACTGCTTCATTGAATTCCTCATATTTAATTAAATACCTTTGTACTGTTCTAACATTTAAATCCAATTTTTTCGCAATTGTAGTTAAAGAATCTCCATCTAATATCCAATTTCGAATTTCATTTAAACGAGGTTGAACTTTTTCATAATATCCAGGTCTATTTGGCATTAATCCTCCTTGGAATGAGATTTATATACCCTCTTTTTTCTAGATGGAATAGATTGACCTCCTATAGTTAAATTCAATCCAAATTTGGAATTCTTTTTATAAAAAGAATTATATTTCTTTATATAATACTTTTCATAACTATCTATATTTTCTTTTGAAATATTATCTTTAACTATACATTTATTAAAATTTGGAAAATCTAACATTTTTCTATAAACTAAAGGAGAAGATTTATAAGCTTCTATTCTTCCATATCTTTTACTTCCATGGAATGTTTGTCCAATATATACAGAACCATCTTCCCATTCATATTTATAGATAAAATATGTTTTCATATAAACCTCTATAAATTTTTATTTAAACTTTTAATTAATAATTTATTGTTAAAATTGATATATTTTTTACCCGTTTTATATAATTTTTGCCTTTATCTCAATATAGCACCTTATTAGAAAGAAACTTAACAAAGAAAGAAAGGGACCCTTTCTTTTTTCTTTATAGAATTACTGATTAATTCATCCTATAAATACTCAAAGAAAGCAAAGAAAAAAGAAAATATATAGGAACTTATTTTATATCCATTGTATCAAGAGCTTGTACAAATACAACTGTCCCTGATATAAAATACTTTTCAGATCACCCCATAGAAATCTATCTCAGATTTTTTAAACTATCAAACTATGAGTTCACTCTGCCTATATAGGTATATTTAATTAATTGTTATGAGTGATAAAATTTTTACCCTCTTAATTATTTGTTATATAAAGGTTTCTCCTAAAGAAAAAAATTTAAACTTTTATTTGAATTTAAATATTAACAAAAAATTAGGATAAAAAAATTCTTTCTAATCTATTGTTATATATAGTGTTATCATAAAGGAAAAAATTTAAACTTTTATCCAAAATAAAATAGTAACAAAAAAATATAAATAAAAATTTTCTAGGAGGCTATATGAATAAAAAAATTTATGATTTTTCTAAAATCGAAAAAATTGCTGATGATGAGGTTATGAGAGTAGCTAAATGCTTTGATTCAAAAAGAAATATATACGAACTACCTTGGCTAGTTTCTAATTATGGAAGAGGTTGGAATGTTGGTAAGAATTTAAATGGAAAAGAATATCTTCAAGAAATAAATATTGAAACAGTTAATGGCGTTATGTATATGAATAAATTGAATCTATTAAGAGTATTAGAAGCAACTTTCTGTGCTGACTAATTAAAAAAACTATATATGGAGGAAAAGATGAACGAAACTGATGAAAGAACTTTTTTTGCTTTAGATGTTACTGAGAATATGAAGAGCGGAAAATACACTTGTTATGATAATATCGGAAAGTTGGCCAAAGATATTCAAGCTCCAATCAACGCTATTAAAGCAGGTTTAGAAAAGAAGAAGTTAATAGTTGGAAAAAGAGAACATAAATTCTATGTCACTACTGATGAATCAGAAATGTGGTTTATTGAAGAGGTATTATGAAATTCAGAGTTGAGAAATATAATAATGATGATATACTAATTTTTAATGAAGATGATTTTAGACAATCAGTACCGGATTTTATAGTTTATCTTCCATATGGATACAGACTCATTTGGAAAAGTGCAAAATCTAAAAGCCCAAAAGTGGTTGGTAAATATTATCCCATATTATCAGATTTTAATGATATGATAACTGAACCAATTCCAAATTATACAGTTGAATTTTCTTCAAATAAAGAAGCCAGAGAGTGGGCTGAAATAGCGGATGGTTTAAGAGCTTTTTAAAAGAAAAAAATTAAACTTTTATCTGAACCGATTGTATAACAAATTATTAAAAAAGGAGGATCGATGAGTAATATTACATTATATAACGGTGATTGCCTAGAAGAAATGAAAAAGATAGGAGATAAAAGTGTGGATTTAATTTTATGTGATCCTCCATATGGAGTAACAGATGCAAGTTGGGACTCTTGTATAAATGAAGAAAAATTATGGAAAGAATATGAAAGAATTTTAGCAGATAAAGGAAATATTCTACTATTTGGTGATGGTGCTCAATTTACATCTCAATTAATTAATAGTAAAAAGAAATGGTTTAAATATAACTGGTTCTGGATTAAAACAATAAAAACAGGTTTTACTCTTGCAAAGAAACAACCTTTAAGACAAGTTGAAGCTATATCATGTTTTGGAAGACCGGGACAAAATAATTATTTTCCAATTATGGTTAAAGGGAAGATACACACCGTTAATCACCACAGTCTAAATAAATCTCGGTACTATTTATCGGTTCTTTTAGTAATAAAAATCCAGAACAAAAACAATCAGATGAATACTATCCTACAAATGTTTTAGAAGGAAAAGAATATTGTATTTCTTGTCAAAATCGTTTACACCCATCCCAGAAGCCTATTCCATTATTAGAATATTTAATCAAAACATATACTAAAGAGAACATGGTAGTTCTAGATAACTGTATGGGAAGCGGTTCAACTGGAGTTGCTTGTAAAAATTTAAATCGAGATTTTATCGGGATAGAATTAAATAAAGAATATTTTGATATAGCGAGCGATCGTATAAATAGTGTATAAAATAAAATTTTAAATTTAAACTTTTATTTGAACTGAATATTTAACAAATTATTAGGGAGGTTCTATATGGAAAGAATTTGTTATAAAGATGATGACGGAAATATTTATATGAGAACCTTCCTTGGTGATGGAATAGTTGAGGAAGAGCTTCTATATGAAGCAAAAGAAAAAACGGTTCTTAGAATGGAAGATTATCTTCCTAAGAGTGCAGGCGGAAAAGATAAGAAATCTATGTATTTCAATAATTATAATATTTAGGAGAGAAAATGAGCAATTACACAATTTTTGAAGAAATACATTCTAAGATATCAGAAAATAATGATTGGTACTTATTTCGGTAAACCAGCAGAGATTGCAGAAGATGATATTGAAATGATTCCAAATCAAAGTGATTATTTAAGTTTTCCTTTTAAAAAAAGTGAAAATAAAATTGAAACAATTAATTGATAAAAGCCTTTCTCACTGTAGCTAAGAAGTGAAATATATTTTTATATATAGGAGTTTAATTATGAAAAGACAAAATGAACAAATGTTGGTAGCTTTGCTTAATGCTTTAGCTCAAAGTACTGAATTAACTGAAGACGAAAAATTCGATGCAATCAATGATATTCACAAAGATTTGAGAGCAATTAAATCAGTTGAAAGAAAACCTGGTGAATTTTTTAAATTGGTTCCTGGTACTACCAGATACTATGCTTCAAACCTTGGAAGAGTTATTAAAATAACATCTGAAGGCGAAGTAGAATGTAGATTAATAAGAAGTAAGAATAAAACTGGAAGATATTACTATGATGTTCTTATTGAATTGAAAGATATGAAAACCCGTTGTAGAGTTTCAAGAATCATTGCAAAAACATGGTTAGATGATTCATTAAATCTTCTTTATAGTAAAGAAGATACTAGAGTTGTAGATCATATTAGCGAGGACACTTTAGATAATAGCCTTTCAAATATAAGAGTGCTTTCTCAAAGCAATAATATTAAAAGAGCAATCTATGAATATAATAAGACTGTTGGAAAAACACCTAGAAAATGTTATGCTGAGAAAGATGGCGAATATAGAGTTTATTCATCTACTTCAGATTTAGTAAAAGATATTACTGGTAGTAACAACAATGGAGTATTTAGCCATGCTGTTAAATATTCTCACAAAATCAACGGATGGGCCGTTGGGTATACAAAATAATAAAAACAGGAATACAAATTTAATATTACAGGAGTTATATATGGAAATCAAAACAACAAACGTTAGAGTACAAGCAAGTAAGAATTATCAAGTTTTTGAAGTATCTTTTGAAGCAACCGACTGCAGTTCACCTCAGGACTTAGAAAGCCTTAAAAATGCAGCTATCAAATATGCTCTCAGAGGAATAAACGAGTTATGCCAAGATGATGAAAAGAAGCCAGAGGTTACTGTTTCAACATCAGTACCAAAACAAGTACAAACTAATGTACCGAATGTTCCAAAATTGGGTGACGTTAGAGTATTTAATGGATTCCAATATAAATATTCATATAGCAAACAAACTCAGCAAAATTTCTGGGTATTGGTAAATCCTGATGATATGAATCGTGGTGCTAGCAAATACTATAAGGCATCTAAATAGGAGAAACAATGATAAGCAGAGATAAAGCGAATAAAATATATGAATTAAGAAAGAAGGGTTTATCCTCAGTAGAAATTGCTGAGGAAGCCCAAGTTTCAGTTAGAACAGTTCAAAGATATATAAAGAAAATGAAGCTGAATACTGAAACAAATGAAGATATATCAGATATAGCCATACAGGTCTCTAATATGGATTCGACCACTCAAGGTGGGCATAGAGTATTGGTGGTTCCAGATATTCATGCCCCCTTCACAAAATTAAAATATTTAGACTTTTTAAAAGATCTGTATAATAAATATAAATGTAACACAGTA